TCTTCTCACGCTGTATGCGCCTGATGAATGCGTAGTAGATGATTTGCGTGAAGAAGGCGAAGGGGTTCCTCGACTTCTTGGGATCAAAGTTGGTCGCATACATCACGCAGTTCTCCACCGAATCGCCGATCATCTCGTCCCGATAGGTGTAGTTTGCGAAGTTTGGTTTCTTCGCCAAGTTGTTGGCGATGTCCAAGAAGCACTTGCCGATGTAGTCATTGACCCCAGGTGGCTTGCGTTCAGCCTTCTTCGCCTTGGCGACAGCATTCCTGTGAGAAACAAGTTCCTTGAGGAACTGTTCGTTGTCGATGTAGTGGTTTCCCTGTTGCTTCGGTGCCATCTTTTCCTTGTTCTCCTCCTTGTTATCGGCACAAAATGAACTATTTTTGAAAAAGTGACAACTTTACCCGAAAGTTGCCTTTTTTCCCACCTATAAATACTTATAGGAACCAGGTTACTGATACTCTTGTGAAGAATGATATCTAGTAACTTCTTGAGTAAGGTTCTAGATACTCTTCTAGAAGATATCCTAGATGGTAAAGTAGGATTCTTCTAGTAATGATACCAGGTATTATTGGTACCAATGTACCTAGTAAAACTTAGTACCCCAAACGGGGGTTTCCACCCCACCCAGGAAACTCATCGTTCTCTTCCTTCTCGGGATCCCGTTCGTCCATCATCCCACCATCCAAAGAGTTCTTTCTCTCACCGAACTCTGACTCGACGGTCGGGGGACTCCTTCGCTCAACCATGTCCTGCATGATGTCGGCGTTCATCTTCGCTTGCATGTAGTCCGAGACGATTGCCGCCACAGGCTTCACGATGCACACGACCAATTCCTTCCTTATGGGGATGTAGTCGTCCGCACAGAAGTCGATCCAGTCCTTCATTCCCACCGACACCTCCTGCGGCATCGAATCCTCTTCCTGATCGACTACGATCACGGTGAGGAGCATGGGTCTTTCCAAGATATAGGTGTTCTTGCCGTGGTCGCCGATGCCCGACACGATGGTCTCTCCCGTCAGCAGCCGAAGCATTTTGATCGGATAGAACTGTGTCATGGGTTTCCCTTCGGTCGTTCGATCCTCATGTCCAAAGGCATCTTGACCAACTTGTAACTGAACTCCTCCGCTTCGTAGATCCTCACACGCTTGAGGAAGTGCTGAAGGGTGTAGTTCAGGTTCTCCCCGTCATGGAGGTCATCGGCGATGTCGTACAGTTTGGCGACATGCTTGCCCTCGAACTTGCGCAACTGCCGTCCGATGGACTGAAGCACCCTGATCCTCGACTTGCTTGGTGAGGCGAAGATGACATTCCGCAGCGACTTGATGTTGATGCCCGTCGAGAATGTCCCGTAACTCGCCACGATGATGGCGTTCTGCTCCTTCTCGACGATTCCACGGATCTTCTCACGCTCGGTGAGTTCCGTCTCGCCCGCCACGAAGTAAACGCTGCGTCCTTCGATTACATTAGAGGCGCAACGCTTGATGTGCTCGTAGAGGGGTTTGCCATGCTTCTCGACATAGTTGAACAGGACGAGGGTGTTGCCTCGGGTGGCTGCGGTGAGGTGGGCGATGAAGTCGTTCCGCTTCTCGCAACCCACGAGCCATTCGATCTCGTTCTGATAGTCCAACCCGCACACGCTCTTGCGAACCTCGGGTGGATATCGGAGCATGATGCATTCGATCCGCAGCGAGGTCAGGAGGTTCCTGTCCATCAACTCCTTGGTGGTCACCACCTTGTGTACGGGACCGAACAGACCTTCGATTGCGAGTTTGTGGATCTTCGATCCGTCGAGGGTTCCCGTCAGGGCGATCCTGTAGGGACACTCAGTGAGTTTGTTCATAATCCCACCAAGGCTTTGTGCCTTGAACTGATGGGCTTCGTCTCCGAACACGACCTCGAAGTTATCGAACCATGCCCTAGGCAACTTGTAGATCGACTGCCAAGTGGATATCACCACCTGCTTGTCGGTCAGTTTGGTCTCGCCGCCGACGATCCTGTGGCAGTTCTCCTCGGCTACCCAATCCGTATCGGATGAGTAGTCCTTGAAGTCCGAGAACATCTGCGCCACGAGGGATATCGTCGGAACGACTATGAGGATCTTGCGGGATGAGGGAATAACCCGTTGGTAGTGGCGGCAAAGGCTGTAGATGATGAGGCTCTTCCCCGATGCGGTCGGGGAGAGGAGTACGCATCTTGAGTGGTTGAGGGAATGGCAGATGGCATCGACCTGATGGTCGTGCGGCGAGAGTGCCTTGCCTCCTGACTTCGGGTTCAGGGACTCGACCATCCCCCGCACCTTCTCACAGTCGTACCGCATCTCGGGCTGCGCCACTCCCGAGTCCACTTTCACCTCGTACCCACGGTCACGGGCGAAGGTGGCGAGATAGTCCATCAACCCTGCGGGAAGCAGACCCGAATGGTGGTTGTAGAGCCGAACCTTCCCGTCCCATACCTTCCTACGGTATGCGGGAGTGAACTTGGCACCTGGCACATCAAAGGTGAAGTAGTCCTGCAACTCGTATGAGACGGAGTTCTCCGTGAGGACACGGAGGTGCGCCGAGTTCATGCTGCGGACTTCAATGGAGGGCATCGAGCGTACCGTATTTAGGACACCCCGCTCATAAACTTCCGCCACTCAATTGCGTTGCGGATCACCCAGTTTCGGTTGTTGATCCCTTTCAGGATGGAGTCGAGGTAGTCCACCTTGCCCCTCTGTAGTTCGATCTTCGAGCGGATGCGGAGCATGTCGGGATCGGCATCCATGTAGATGTCCATGTCCTGTCGGAGTACTCGGGTCGAGAAAGGCTCCCATCCGAGTTCCTTCAGTTCATCCTGTGACAACTTCCCGTTGTACCACTCCCACTTCCGCTTACGCAGGGTCACGAGATCGACCTCTAGTTTCTGTTGGACAAGCCTTTCGTCGTGGAAGAAGTTGAGCCACTTGCCGTGGAGTACGGGAATCCTGATCGACTCGTCGCCGAGTTCGGTGCCGTCGATCTTGAGATCATTATTGGCGATCTCCTTGTAATTGTCTATGTTCATAGTTGTATCCTACCTTTGTTCTTCGGTGGTCGCTAGATATCTCGGTGAAGATCGTTGGTATCGACTACAGCATGTCCTGTCCCGCCTTGACCATTCGGATTGACGGCGGGTTCGTGTCCGTCTGCTACTTCATAAGCCCCACGAAGAAGGCGGAGGGGACGGGACGCAGCGGCGACTTGGTTTGGTTTGGCGAGCCGTATCCCGTTTACTACTCGCAGGAGCAACGATTTCACGCCTTGTCGGCATGGGCATTGCCGCTCTGCATGGGTGCCGATCTCATCGTCATTGAAGACTATGCCATGAGTGCCAAGGGTCGGGTATTTCACCTCGGCGAGAACTGCGGTCTACTCAAGCACAAGTTGTGGAACAACGGTCTGAAGTTCACCGTGGTTGCTCCGACCGCCCTCAAGAAGTTCGCCACGGGCAAGGGCAACGCCGACAAGTGCGCCATGGTCGATGCGTTCAAGCGCAGGACGGGGATCGACCTCGTTGCCGAATTTGGTGGCGGCAAGAACTGCGGTAGCCCTGTATCCGACATCGTGGACTCGTGGTTCCTTGCAGCCTACGGCGACGAGGTCACGAGGAAAGCACGATAGCCTGAAGGTCGGGGAACGCTTCGAGGACAATCTTCTTGTCGAGGGAGTAAGCCTTGTCGAAGGTGCCATCGAAGAGTTCCTTGATGACCTTGGCTTCACCCGAATGAACCGATTCGAGGATCTGTATAAGAAGGGCATCCTTCCTAGAGGAGTCCAACTTGTAGGTTTCCTTGAAGATGTACAGCCTCTTCGCCTCTTGGAAGAGACTCGTTATGGTCAGACCCTCGGGAGACGAGTCGGGGGTGTAAGTGGGCAGATCCTTCCTGTACCACTTGCCATTGTTGATGAAGGCGTAGTGAAGGATCTGCTTGAGTGTGTGGCTTTGGTTCTCCCGCAGCATCCGCACGACATCCTCCTTGCTCAAGGCAGTCTGAATGATGTTCGACAGGATCTCGGGAATCGTCAGGGTCATCGGCATGTTCTAGTTTTCCTTTGCGGTATTTAGCCTAGATAGACAATGTTTGGAGGAACATCGCTATGAAGGAAGAAACTGATAGGGACTCACAGAAGAGCAGGGTTTGGCTCAAGGAAGAGGGCAAGCCCGCTGTCGTCCGAAGGATAGAGGCGCATCCGACATACGGAAAGCAGTACCTCGTCACCGCTTATAGCGGAAGTTGGGGACCAGAAACCTACTGGGTGAAGGAATCCAATGTCGGGCAGATGGGTGGGCAAGGGCGGTCGTCGGCAAGTGGGGGGGGATGATGAGCAGGAGGGCGAAACTCGCCCGCACCCACACGGGTGGTCGCACCCGCAGGGACACTCACGC